TGTTAATGCTAAACCTTTGTTACCAGGTAAATTCTGCAATTGTGGAGGAGGCGGTGCTACTCCTGGTATAGGGGATTGTCTTGTCTGCATCCATTGAGCACGACGTTTGGATTCTGTAGTTATTGCCCCAGATTCTTTAGCTAGGTCAATTTTTTTCCCAGCTAAAACTACTTTCCTTACGGATTCAGTTAATGCATGACCAGCATCTCGAATAGAACTTCTAGCTTTACGTTGAGCTGTTACGCCAGTTTGTTCACCAGCGTATTCAGACTCATACATCTTTTTAATTAGATTTATTTTATTAGCAGCATGAGCATTTATAACTTCTTCTAATTGTAAATCTTGAGATTCCCATTCTTTAGCTTGAGCAGTAAATAAATTATCTATAGCTATATTGCTATTTTGTACACTATCTTTCCATGCAGCATTATCTAATAATATTTGATTGTAATACTGACGCTTAGTGTTTTCCCAATTAGCTAATTTAGCTTTATTAGCTATTCTAACTTGTCTATTTTTTTCGTTTTTTTCAGAAATTGAACTATAAGCCTGAAGTCCAAAGCTTATGGCTGGTAATACGAACGGAGCGAGAGCGACCACGGCAAAATTCTATAAAGGTTAATTTGTTGGGACCATGTTCAAATTCACGTAAGAACTTAAATCCCAGGAACTTTAGAAGTTTTAGATGAACAGTATTCCGTTTATCTACAATATTCCAAAGAAGTTTTTCTTCTCTGCTTTCTATAAATCGTTTGGCTTCACGTGCAAAGGTTAATGGGTAGTCATATATTGCGGGTGTACATAACATCCATATTTGACCATTATCATGCACTCCAGCTAATCCGGCAGTCTTACCGTTAGGTACTTCAAACCAAACTGCATCACTGTTGAAAGCTGTCATAGGGATATAGAAAAGTGGGAAATGGCCATGGCCTTCAAACGCTTCTCTATAATCATCAGGAAGAAGATTAGAGGCCACTTCAACAGCAGCCTCCATTGTAATTGGGTGAATGTATTTAGACACGTTTATAATATTTAGAATTATAATCCCCTTCCCATGTCATTGAATGGAGTGTCGCCGGGGCAGGGTGGGAAGATTTTAAATGAACACTTAAATTAGTATTTCTATCATAAGCTGGTATAGTATGTATATAATCTGCAGATATACCTAAAGAACTCGCACTATAACTATCCCATTCTATAGACTCATAAGTCTTAGTATAATCAGATCTACCTTTTCTTTTTAAAGTAACATCTATTAGACCAACAGTTCCAAAGGTAAAGTTTAATCTATGTACTATTAGAGACCCACGAGTCTCAGAACGTACACTAGTACCTTGTTTTCGTTGTACGTATACTGTAGGTAATTCGACTTCCATTTCATATAAATATCCTAGAACAATATCTTGTCCAGTCCAATCACCTGGAAATGTTATGTCGCTACCATCTACAGTACCTTCAGAATATCTACCTTTATTTGAACCAGTTTTATGACAATAAACTGCTAATTGAGATGAACTGTTATATCCAGTAGGTTTAGTAAATTTAGTTTTATTTGTAATAGTAGAGTAACTTAAAGAACCGGAAGCTATAACTGATTTTGTATCTAAATGTATTTTATATGCTTCTGTATCTACTAATGTTGTATCATCTTCTTTCTTAAGATCAATAGATTCTAATGTATAATTGCTACTATTTTTAATAATTGCATAATATACATCATCCATTATTGTATGGAAAGTTACCGTACCTGGGAGAATCCATTTAAACCAAGCTGATTGAACTCTTTTTTGACCTTGGTTAAAGTATCTATAGCCCCATACTTCATTATTATCTTGAGTACCAAATAACACCATGTTATTTTCAGTAGAAGCTGCAGGTAAATTGATGTCATCAGGAAATAATTTAGATATAACTTTACTTTGTTCAGCAACATCAGGTTCAGAATTTCTTTGTACATTAATCATTTCATAAAATCTACTGTTTTTAGCAGTACTATTTATGAAACCTACAGTAACACCTAAAGAAACTGGATGCGTTTTTTCATTAAATGCATAAGAAGATAAGTAAGATATCCTTGCTGTTTCTGGAGTCATTAAAGACTCATCTGTTGACAACAAGAACTGCTCATTTGCACTGAACATTAATAAACCATTATTAACTTCTATGGCATCGTATAATGCTGCAGGATGAGTAGAACTAGATTGTAAATCTATAGGATCAGCATTGGATATAGTAAAAGCTGTCTTAGCCCAGAAGTTAAAATAGTCATTAGTTCTAGATAATATAGCATTTTCAGCACTTAAAAATCCTAATCTACTTCTATAGTAAAATACTTTATTAATAGTATTACCAACGAAAGATGGTTTAGGGTTGGTGATATTATCACCTACATCTCTATCATCCCATTCTGGATATTCAAATCTAAATATACCATTAGCATAATGAGCTGCTGCTGCACCATTAATTGAATAAGATCCGTAAATTAAAGTCTGAGCATTATTACCTGTACCTGTTAAATTAATAGCAGTACCCGCTGTTGCGTTAGCTGAGTTAGTTGCTAATTTAATTGTATTAGCATCTACTTTAATAACATAATAATTAGTAGCATCTGTAAGTCCGGCTAAAGTTGTACCTCCACCGTTCTTATATAAGACGACATCGCCTGTAGAACGCCCATGACTAGTAGCAGTAATCTGTTCATTACTAGTATTTACAGCAGATGTAGCAATAGTATATTGAGTACTAGGTAAACCTCTATTTAATCTAAGAGGCATAGTATCTCGATCAAACTTAATATCTAAATCAGGAGCTGCACATTCTTCCCAAGTACCAGTACCAAATCTACTATAAGGGGTAATTGTTACTGTTTCTCCAGCACTAATTGTACCAGATGCAGAGTCTGTAACTTCAAATGTATTTGTAGTTTTATTTGCAACAGTATAATAACCATCTGTTGCCCCACCACTGGTGAAATCTGCAATAATTTTATCACCATTTTCTAAGCCATGTGCTGTAGCAGTTATAGTTACTGTTGTACCAGCTCTAGCATATGTACCGCTTTGATCTATATCTATTTCAGTACCTTCTGCTTTAAATTTTAGATAATAATCATCCTCTTCTTCACCACTATTAACAACTTTTACTACATATCCATGTCTACATGCTTTTGGTAATTCAGTTATATCATTAGCTGAAGTAGTAATGATATCCATTAATTGACCTTCTGCTGTAGTTAGTTGGAATGGGGTTGCTCTATGTAAATGTAACCCATTACCACATATTGTAGTTGTAATGCCTGTACCTGAAATAGCATCCAATGCATTTTTGATACCACTTATAATAGTTTCTGAAGCTACTATTTCATTACCATCAGCAGAAGTAGATGGTGGTCTTACTAAAGCAACATTAGCACGAGCAGTAATAGATGTATGAGATAGAACTTTTACTGTAGTAGAAGAACCTTTTGAATTAGTATGAGCATGTTCATCACCAGTTGACCAACCTTCTCCACCACATTGTAATTTAGCATAGCCTTGATATGAATCTTCATAACTAGAACCATTACTTACAGGTACACAACGTATATCAATTTCATATCTTAAATTACTTTTACCACCTGAACTTGCGTTTGGTGGTGATGTACTTCCTATAGCTGTACCTGAACTTGTATTATTTGGAGGTACTGACATTCTATGTTGTCCAGTACACTTACCATTATTTGAATATCCAGGTATACTACCTGTACCTACAGGATTTTTACATTCAACTGATGTAGCTGTATTATATGAAATAGTACTATTATCATCTGGATCAAATATATCTAATGAATATTGTTTTCCATAAGCTACAGAACGTATTGAAATAAACGCTTCATTAATTGCAACATTTGTTTTATCAGTGGATGTACTAGACATTTCCACTGTTTTCGTTCTATTTGTAAATAAAACTGTTTCGTTTAAATTTAACGGTTGTATCTCATCAGAATTTGTATGGATTAAATAGGTAGCTAAATTTGAACCTGCTACATTAGCATAATCTACAGGTATTTCTACTCCATCACTACATCTCCATACTTTTATAGCACCTGTAGTAGCTACTTGCCCTATAAATCTTTGGCCTTCTTCGTCAGCTCTATAAATATAAAACCATTTACCTGAAGCAGCTGGTGTAACAGCTGATACTAAATCACTACCAGGTCTTTTCATTAGACCACGTGTTATATCAGGTAATCCGTTTTTTAAATTTACAACTTGTCCAGGTGATTTCAATTCATCTGGTTGTTCTGACATACCTAAGATATAATTAGGAACTTGTTGCGTAACGCTTGTCATTATCTTCTTAATGAATTATAAGGTTGATAGGATTGATATGCTGAATCATCTGGCCAACCAAAGAATGAATGATCTCCTTGATTACATTCATATTCCATACAGGCAGCTCTTGCTTGCCCTTCGAATGTAGCCATCATTTGTTGTAATTGAGGGTTAGCTACAAGTTGTACTGCAGCTCTACCAGCAGCTTTATATATTATATAACGTTGGAATACTGTAGGAATATCTTCAAAGTTTAACAACCGTACAACATTAACATGGAAATAATCATCATCTGGAAATTCAAAAGTATGATTTACTTTATCATATAATTTCCAAAGTCCATCAGAATCTTTTCTTCTTACGAAATCACGAGTTTTATCCCATGAATCTTCCATATCAATTCTAATATAAGTAGAATCAATTATAATTTTATTATCTGAACCTTTATTTTGTTTGATATGATTCTCTCGATTAAATACCCATCCTTCAGTTTGTACATCTTGATTGCTTTCTTTCAAAAGATTATAGATGAATGCAATTTCAGGGTTATCATAGTCTAATGTAGAGATAGGTGATTGACCAATACTACCTAAGATTGTATTAACTGCGGATAGTTCTGTATCGATATCAATAGTCGTGGGAGTAGAAGTCATAGGTATAAATATTTATGAATAAAAAAAAGGGAGGTCCGAAAACCTCCCGTATATATGGTTACTGTAATTGACCTGTAACCACGGCGCATGTATCAAGAACGCCGGATCCACCGACGGTATGATATGCTAACCGTAAATCTTTTGTAGTAGATGCTACAGCCGAAGGCGTTGCACCACCACTAGTTTTAGAAGGAGATAGACGGGTCTCTGTACCTTGACATGAACCGTATTCTCCAACTGCTGTTGGGACTGCCATAGTATTATATTGTTAAGAAACTGTACCTATGTTAGCAGGACTCAAATGCTTCCTTCCATACTCTAAAGGAGTAGGAGGATTTTTAGTGATTGATTTATCAACCTGTCCAATTCCACTTAAGGAAGCACCATTCCCTGCAACTCTAGTAATAGTTGTATCTGTTCCGGGATTAAGTGACATGATTAAGCTCTTGCAGAGGTTAGTTCAATCGCAGCAGCAGGGTTCAAATGAGCACAACCCATTGCCAAACGACCAACCATTACATCACCTTGATACAGTACGGAAACGTCGCCGCCCGTTACTTGTACTTGTGGTCCAATAGCTTCTACAATTCCAGCTGCATCTTTCTGATAGATAAGACCGCAGTGTGTAGAGAAGTCACCGTTGTAATCATTGTTCTCACCAGACACAGCATTAACTGTACCAGCAAGGAAAGGTAGGTTGTTAGAACGCTTGATTTGAATACCAGCAATTTCAACTAGACCTTCACCAGAGTTTAGGTTACCTTGTGAGTTACCATAGTCTCTGTTAAGAATGTTAGAAGATACCTGAGATACAAGGGCATAGTACTGACGTGGGTTTAGTACGGCTGTACGTCCTGTCTTAGGTAGGTTCTTTTCATCTAGAACAGCTGCTGCTTCAAAGAAGGCATCTACTAATGATTGAGCTTCATACTCCTTAGTTACTCCTAATTCAATCTGAGTACCACCTGGTTCTGGTCCTGGTGATGCTGTGATAGGATGAGACTGCCTTGCTGCTAGAGCAATTGTACGGAAGACTTTCTTATCATAAGCTTCTGCAAGAGCGTGACCGATCTTAGCAGAGATCTCTGATCTTAGAGAGTAGTGTGCAAGTGTCTCATCGAGATCATATACGAATGCACTAGAGATGAGTAGATCATCACAATTGATGGTCTTCTCAGCTACTGGTGGATCGCCTGATCCGAGGATTGGTTCACCAGGAGTATGGTAAGCCGCTTGCATGC